TTAGAAAATTTAGGTATTTTAATTATTAGGAATTTAAAGTATTAGGGCGTTAGCCCAAAGTCACTTAATTAAAATTAATAAAATCAGGGGGTTGAATATACACACAATGTCTTGTAGAATGTATTTAACAGATAAAGTTCAAGTGTGTTATAATAAATATATCCCCTAATTCAGACACCTTAAATCCCCTAGTTCAGTAATATCCCTGTAACATTGTAATCAAATTGTAATACTTTGTAATTAAACTGTAATCGTATTTAGCTATTTACGTGTTATACTAATTATCGTAAGTTATATTAAACTTATAAAATTGATAGTGCCTAAAGCACAGAAAAGGACGTATATATTTTGAATACGAAGCTAAAACTTATTTTAGGAACCACAGCTACCATGTTAGGTCTAGGGTTATCTACAGTCAGCACAACTTCATCAGTACAAGCTAAAACAATTACTGCTCAAGCAGGAGATACTATCTGGGATTTCAGTCAACAAACAGGAGTATCAATCGAAAAAATTGAAGAATTGAATGGTGTGAATACAACTACACATCTCATCCAAGTAGGGGATAGCATTAATATTCCTGATGACTTAATTAATGGGACTTCAACAGTTACACAAAATGTACAACAACCTAAAATTGAAACTCAACCAGTACAACCTACAAACACTCAACAATCAACACAGTATCAAGCACCTGTAGTTACTCCACAGCCTGTTCAACAAGTTTCACAACCTGTAACACAGACACAAACTAGCTCAGCTAAAGAATGGATTGCTAACAAAGAATCTGGTGGACAATATTCTGCTCGTAATGGACAATATGTTGGTCGTTATCAATTGACTGATTCTTACTTAAACGGGGATTACTCAGAGGCTAACCAAGAAAAGGTAGCTGACAACTATGTAACAAGTCGTTATGGCTCATGGGAAGGTGCTAAGAGCTTCTGGTTAACTAACGGTTGGTATTAAAATAAAAGGAGCCTTACTATGATAACAGTACAACATTTAATTACACCTAAAGGTACTCCTGAAATGGGAACCAATAATCCATATCGCTTTACAGGATACCTAGCAAGTGGTTGGTTTACTGATGACCAATCAAAACTTTTAAATTGGGTAGTTAAAATATTATCCAGTAGAAACCTAGCTACTAACTTTTATCAACCTAAAGAAAACCAAGGTGATAACTCAGATTTTGGGAGTATGAAATGGCGATTTAAAACTTATCATAATGACATTGATAAAATAGAACAGAGTGACCTTGTAGTAGCTGTCCTTAGCAATGAAAGTATGGACAGTGGAACGATTTGGGAAATTGCTTATGCACATTCTAAAGGTATTCCAGTAGTGCTAGTCACTGATGCAAAAGAACTTAACTTAATGTTATCTGAATCAGTTGATTTTATTATACCTCTAACTCAATCACTTGGCTCACTTGGCTCATTTGACTTAGATACTACGAAAGTATCAGAAGCCTGCTTACTTGAAGACCTAGACTTTGACTTAGTGCTAAAAGGTTATAAGAACACTTGGATAGGTAACGTAGAATAAATTAAACAAAGGACTTAGAGAAATCTAAGCCCTTTTTATGTACAATCGACGAATATGGTACAATAAAGTTATATTAATTAGAGACAGATACTTAGAAAAGGAGGTAACGCATTAATTGGGAATTTTAAATAGAATTCTAGGCAACGATGAGATTAATAAAACTGTAGTTGTAAATCAATCAGTTTCAGATACTAAACCTCAAGTTGAAGAATTATTAAAAGCGCTTTCTGCAAAAGGTGAAAATTACAATGGTGTTTTAGGTACCTTAGACATGAATGGCTGGGATTATGGTGATGTTCAGACTGGGTCTAAGAATACAGAAGAAACTAATATACAACAGATATTGAATCATAAAAGACTCCTAAGACAATTCTCAGATACAATCATTGTTCAGTCTATTCTACGGACACGTAAGAATCAAGTTGTTCCCTATTTGAGACCTGCAAGATATTCTAATACAGGTTTAGGCTATAGTGTTAAACGTAAGGATGGAGAACTTATTTCAACCCCACAAGAAAAACATAGAATTAATGATATTGAAGATTTTATTCAGCACACAGGTAAAAACTCATATACGCAAAGAGATACCTTTGTAGAGTTTGTTAAAAAACTTGTTGACGAATTATATATCTATGACCAAGTTAACACAGAGTTTGTAACTGATAAGAGTAAGAAATTAGACCATTTTAATATCTTAGACGGAGGAACTATACTAGTAAAAACTATTCCTTCTAAAATAGACAAACCTAGAGTATTTGCACAATATGATAGAGCAGGTCGTGAAATAGCTACTTTTTCAGAAGAGGAGCTATCGTTTTATATCAATAATCCAACAACGACTATTGACCATAAAGGCTATGGTAAGTCTGCTGTAGAGTCAGCTATGTCACATTTAAAATATTATACTGATACTGAACAATTTAATGCTCGGTTCTTTAGTCAAGGGGGTACTACTAAAGGTATCTTACTAATAGACTATGGGGAGACAGCTCAAGCCACTCAATCTAGTCTACATGCTTTACGTCAACAATGGCAAGCACAGTTCTCAGGTAACAATGGTGCTTGGAAGATACCTGTATTAACAGGTAAAGATGCTAAATTTGTTAATATGTCTCAAAGTTCAAAAGATATGGAGTTTGAGGCTTGGTTAAACTACCTGATTAATATTGTATGTTCAGCATTTACAATTAACCCAGAAGAAATTAACTTCCCTAATCGTGGTGGTTCAACTGGTCGTACTGGTGGTAACAGTATTAACGAAGGTAACACTATGAAGTCTAAGATGGATAACTCTAAGCAAAAGGGTTTACAGCCTCTATTACAAGCTATCGAAGATTACATGAATCGTTTTATTATGCCTAAGATTAATGACAACTACTTTTTCCAATTTACTTTAGGAGATACTGTTTCTGAAAAGGAACAGATGGAAATACTCAAGCTAAAACTTGATAATGGTATGTTAATTAATGAAGCACGTAAACAAATGGGGCTACCTCCAATTGGTGATGATGGCAATGTTTATGGTTCTGCTGGTCAAGCAATTAACTTATTAACGATGAAAGAATCCTTAGCTCAAACTCAAGGCAATATAAGCGTTTCTGACGATGATAAATATAAGGATAGTAAAGATACACCAGATAGTACAGAGAATGACTCACAAGAGCAACCAGAGCCTGAGAATGCAGTTGCTGATGATGGTAAAGGTGCTAGTCGAGTTGGTAGCAATCAAAAAGCACTACAGAAAAAGATTGCTGGTAAGAATCTTGTAAAGCAAAAACAAAAAGGTAAATAACCTATTTAAAAATAATAATTGAATTATGATATAATAAAAGTATGAGTAACTATAACATCTATGTAATCATAATTCATTAACTCTTATATTAGTAATAGGCAGGTGGTGATATTATGAATAATGACTTTAATGTCTATCTTCCAATTGACACGATTAAGTCTGTAGAACCCGATAGTAATACCTCAAAACGAAAGATTATAATTGCAGGTTTCGCAAGTACACCTGCCTTTGACTTTGTTGGAGAATCGGTACTACCAATTGGCATTGATGATAGCTATTTTAAAAAGTCTGGTTGGATTGACTATGAACATGATAAGAATAATATTATAGGTGTTCCAACAGCTAACACTTTTACAGACCCACAGCAGGGATTATTTGTAGAAGCAGAATTGTTTCCTGATAATAAATATGTTATGGGTATACTAGAACTAAGTCACCAAATTGAAGAATCAGGTTTTAATCGAAAACTAGGATTTTCTATTGAAGGTCGGGTTGTTGAACGTGATGAAGCTAACCCTAAGGTTATTACTAAAGTTAGCATTACAGGGGTTGCAGTAACAAAAACCCCCGCTAATTCAGAAGCAACATGGGACTATATTCAAAAGTCTAACATGGAACTTAGTAAAACAGCTATGACTTCTGGGTATGGCTTAACACCAGATACTCAATCTGATGCAGGTGCCTTACGGGCTGAAAACTTAGCAGGTGCTATTACAACTTTAGCCCAAGCATTTGGTTCTAGCACTGATAAGAATAAAATGCCTAAGCTGTTAGAGGATACTGTTCGTCTATTAGACCAACGTTCTGATATTAGCCCAGATGCAAAAATTTTAGCAATGCAAGTATTTACAGGAATTTCTGCCTCTGACGCAGAACAACATTTTAGATAATGAAAGTGAGGATAAGCTAATTGGCAAACACGATTAAAGAAGCAATTAATGATATCGAAAAGTCAACTACATCTACATCCGTAGAAACACAAGTAAATGAACATAAAAAAGCTACTGATGCTGTAGATGACGTTGATAAGGTATCTGAAACACCAAAGGCTACAGACAATATGACTAAATCAGAAGATGCAGATGAAGAAGATGCAGAAAAATCTGAAAAGGTTAAAAAAGATACTGACGATGACGAAGTAGAAGAATCTACTAAATCTTCTGATGATGCTGAATATGATGATAACGATAAACACGATGAAGACAAAGGTAAGGGTGATAAAAAACCTGAAAGTACAAAGTCTACTGAAAAAGAATCTGAATCACCAGTAGAAGAAACAGCTAAGTCTACAGAAGCTACAGAAGTGGAACCAGCACCTACTTCTACCAAAGATGTAGAAGAAGTTTTAAAGTCATTAAATAAAGCTCTAGATTCTATCAATACTTTAGTAGCTATCAATACTGAATTAGCAAAGTCAGTTGAAAAAGCTAAAAAGGATATTGACCAAAATCAAGACCAAAAAGATGATGTAAAAGACCCCGATGACGAAGCTGAAAAGGCTACTGATACAGAATCAGCAGAAGAAACAGCTAAGTCTACAGAAGATACAGAAGCTGAACCAGAAGAAGTAGTTACAGAAACTATTGAAAAATCAGTTGAAGTAGAAAAGTCACTGCCTAGTCGACAAGAACTTTTAAACACTATTAACTCCGCGCGCTTATCTGTAAAACGATTTGATTATGATTCTATTGATGCTATTAAGTCAATCTTTGATAAAGCATACTCAGAACCTATTACAGAAGACTTAGTTAAGTCTGTAGAAGCAGTTACTGGTGAGGTTATCAATAAATAACATAACTGTTATATTATTATAGAATAGCAGATAAAATATATATAAATTAAGACAATAAACAGGAGGATTTATCCTAAATGACAGATACAGCAAACAGCAAGGTAGCTGGAAAAGAAGTTGACGTAACAAAGTCAATTAATGAACTACCAGAAGCGCAAGCAGAAATTTTAAAGAGTGTCTTAACAACAGGTTATGGCGTATCACCAGAAACACAAAATGATGCCTCTGCCTTACGTGTTGAAAACCTTGATGACCAAATCAAGAATATGACATGGAGTGAAGAAGATTTTACTAT